ATTACTTCCAAAGGTTCATAGATGAATACAATAAATTTAACGGTGAAATTTATTTGGACGTGGCTGAAATGAAAACACTAGGATTTGACTTTAAAATTTATTAAACATATGAGATATAACAAGCAGCTTTATCAATCAATTAAAGAAGATTACGAACAAGGTCTTACAGTAAAACAAATAACTGAAAAATATAAAATTCGCAATGCCGTAGTTGAACGTTCGTTGTCTGGTATAGTCGGAAAAGGAATAGGAAAAAGTGAAAAATACATCCTTAGACCAAATCGATTTATTAAAGATGATACTCAGCGTCAAATAATTGCTGATTATCAAAATGGTAAAGATATTCCAGAAATATTGACAAAATACGATATTACTCGTGAACGATTGTTAAGTTTACGAACTAAGTTTAAAATTGAAGATCGTAATTGTAAGCGTGCAAATATTTCAAAATCCATCACGGTTGAATTAAATGGTCAACTGAAAACATATCCTTCTATTGAACAATGCTTTCAGCAAACAGGTATTCCGTCTGATTTCCTTAATAAACTGAAAAATAATCAAACTTTCGGCTTATCAAAATGGTCTGAAACTAATTTTTGTATTGTCCATGACTTAGATCGGATTAATAAATTGGAACGCGCAAGCGAATTGATGGGGTTGATTTTACATCAAGGTTCAACCAGAGATAAAATTGAATATGGAGTCGAATTGAAACAACTTATTTTTCAATTAGGCTACGCAGATGAATTAAAACTTGAAATTCAATAATAATGCATTATCAAATTGAATACAACATTAAAGGCGTTAAACGTCAAGGTTATGCGAAGAAAAGTGAGTGTGAAAAATATATGACAATCGTTTTTCATGATCATAAAGACAAATGGCAGATTAGTAAGGAAGTTATCAGTAACGAATTATTTAAAGCTGCTAAACCGATCGACAAAGAAATATTTGACTACGCAATAAATCAAAACCTTAGAAATTTATGAACGAATTTAACTTTTTAACCGAACAGCAAATCCAATCCAATTACGAACGGTTTCGTAGTTTGATCAATGAAAACTTTCCTATGAGAAAGGATCAATTGAATCAAATGTATGATGCACTGGAAGAAGAATTGATGTTTGCTCCTGCATCAAGTCAGGCTCACTTTCACAATGCTTTCCCCGGTGGCTATGTTGATCATGTACTTCGCGTGTATGATTTTGCTTCGATTCAAATGAAGCTGTGGGATAAATGTGGAATGTCAATTTCATTTTCACCCGAAGAGTTGATGTTTGCAGCCCTTCATCACGATCTTGGAAAATTAGGTGAACCGGGAAGTCCGATGTATCTTGTTAATAATGAAAAGTGGGCAATAGATAAAGGGGCATTTTACAAACAAAATCTTGATAATCAATGGCTTACTATTACTGAACGTAGTTTGTGGCTATTAAACCACTTTAAGGTTCAGTTTTCAATCAACGAAATGCTTGGAATTAAATTAGCAGATGGTCTTTATGATGAAAGTAACAAGCAATATTTGGTGACTTATGACATTAATAAAAAACTTAAAACTAATCTCCCATATATCATCCACAATGCTGATCAAATGGCGGCAAGGTTCGAATTTGAAAGATGGGCAAAACTAACAGGAAAGGCAAGTGTATGATTATTACCATAATAATTCTTTCAATAGTTATTTTAATCTTAGGATTTACTACTTGGAATTTATATAAACAAGTAAGTCAATTGGAAGATTTCGTCAAGAAAACCAGTAAAAGAGAACAAAAGATTCTTGTAGAAGCTGAAAATTATTACAAGATTTTCAAAGGGTTATTTGAAGAAGCGTTTTTAAACATTCAACGAGTAGATAAACGTGGAGCATTTTCAAGCGATGATGAAGTTGGATTTGCGTTTAAAGTGATTTATAATTCATTGCAAGAAATTAATCAGAAATTAGACACCTTAAAAATTGATGACGAAAACGAAGAAGAAAAATGAGCCGTACTTCGGCCCAAAAGTAGATCAGGCAATATCTGAATATTGTGCTATGACTGACAGTGTTGCTAAAACACGACTGTTCAACCTAACAATCTATCCTGCGCTTTCTAAGCTGGCAGAAAACGTAATTCACAACCGAAACCTTACTAATTTCGGCGGACAAACTTATACCGACGTGAAACAGGACTGTATTTGTTTCTTGTACGAAAAACTTAATAAATTCGATCCGGATAGAGGTGTTAAAGCATTTTCATATTTCAATCGCATTTCGATCAATTGGGTATGGGCCAAAATGCGTGACGTGGCTAAAAATACTTACGGCAAATGTGATGTTGACCACTTAGATTATTCCAGAGATTTGGATGATGAAGTAAGACAGCAAGAAATTCAAGAAGAATTACAAGATTTTTGTCATAAATGGCATTTGTGGGGAATGGAACACTTGGACTACTTCTTCTTTGTACGTAACGACAAAATTATTCCTTTTAATAAAGAAGAAAAACAAGTTCTGGAAGCAGTTTTCAATTTATTTAAAAACAGTCATAGTATAGATATTTATAGAAAGAAAGCCTTGTATATATTGATTCGTGAGCAGGTAAACGTTAAAACACAGATAATTACTAACGTAGTGAATGTGTTACGACCACTTTGCCAAGAAATGTTTTATGATTTTAAAAAGAACGGAACATTATACTGGCATAGATTTTTGTATTACCCCGAACATATCGAAGGTGAATTGCAATTGCCCGATGATATAATCAAAGGTCAAGAAGTAATAGATGGTCAAGGCGAAAAATACAAAATCATCGAAATAAATAAAAACGAAATAATCTTAAAACCAATTTCATTTGATGGCGGAAATAGTTCTTTCCCACAAGACTGGAACGCAAATTCGATTTATGATTTTTGGGAATATCTGGACGAAGAAATTTAAAAACACCTTATTTGGAGGTTTAATATTGGCAAAGAAAAACAACAGTGAAGTTTTATTTAAAGGTTCGGATGGTAGAGATGTAACCTTCGAAGACCTTCTTAGAAAAATATATGAAAATGCAGAAGCAAAGAATTTTCATTTACTTGAAACAGCCAGAAACGTAGGAACTAAAATTGATAGTATCCAAGATGCTGTAATGGTTCTGCCGTTCTTAACTTCACTCCAATCGGTATCGGTGAAGAACGACGAACAACTTGTAAAGATGGCTGCAATTGTAGCCCGTCAAAATAAAAAGTTAAACGCCGAAGATGATGATTTGACTGCATATGGAATAACCGCAGAAATGCGGAAAGAAATCATGGAAGAAGCGCAAAAGGTTTCAATTCGTCCGGGTCAAGCGAAAGGGGAATAAGATATGATTGTCGCAGAAGTAATTGAATCTCGTAAATCCTTCAAGCCCAATCAAAAAGACGATCAAGGAAACCCAATCGCTCTTGGCAGTATAGAAGTTCGTATTGGTAGTCATCAAAGTAACTTAGGACAGGTTAGAAATATTTATGTTCGTCCAGCTTCATTTAATCGCAGAATACCACTTATTGGTGAACAAGTAATTTTAATTCCTGCTCCTGTAAATGATTGGTCAACTTCTGGAATTAAAGGAATTGGTTATTTATATTTAAGCGTATTAAACTCGACTGATGACCTAGTGCTTCATGCGTTTCCGAAAGTTTGGAAGCGTAAGGGCATGGCTCCCGGAGGATCAAGTGCTGAAAGAAATTCAGATAAGAAGATTTTTGGTTATACGTTTCCAAAAAGTCCAAAAAGAACACCTAACCTTCAACCGTTTGAAGGTGATGATTTGTATGAAGGAAGATTTGGAACTTCTATCCGATTCGGTTCAACAGTTAAAGGTGATATGTCGGTGTATGCCGAAAAACCTACGTGGGACGGTGCTTCGGGAGGTGATCCGATTTTTATATTCCGAGTAAAAAAACCATCCGCAGGTTCAACCAATAGCGCAGAATCACTTGAAATTAATAACAACAAATATGAAGTTGAAGACATCGAAAAGGACGATTCAACCATCGTAATGACTTCAAATCAAAAGTTAAAGAACTTTAAAGCTGGATTTGATAAAAATCAAGACGCAAAAAAGCTAGGTCAATTTCAAGGTAAATCCCAAATAGCAATTAATTCAAATAGGGTAGTCTTAAATGCAAATAAAGATATGCTTTTATTGATTGGAAAGGAAAAGGTGGTTGTGACCGGAAAGAAAATAATGTTCCAGACGGAAAAATATAAAGTTGACTTGGACGAACTGATGGATTTCTTGAAGAAATGGTTAGGGGAAGATACTAAATTGGCGCAAGCATCGAGCGTATATCCAACACCCGCAGGCAGTACAGGCCCGGCCAGTTCAATGGCTCAGTATGTTCAATTGCAATCTTCGGACTTTACCAAATTCAAACAACCGTAAAGGATTAAATGAAACTACGAATATTATATGAAGATATTAAAGCCAGTTTAAATTTAAAAAAATGGTTCGGTAGTTCCAAGGTAACTGATTCGGGAAAGCCGAAAGTAGTATATCATGGGACGTTTTCTGATAATATAAAAGTATTTGATCCTGAAAAAATATCAAGTAATTCCGGTAACGCAGGTCATTATGGTTATGGTTTTTATTTTTCCGAAGATATTGGCGAAGCAAAAATATACGGAACTACCATATTAAAAGTTTATTTAAAAATAACAAACCCATTCAAAGGTACTAATGAAGAATTAAGAATCTTGAAAAGAGAAGGGTTCGGGAATATAGCAGATGAAGAAGTTAAATCATTGGACTTTTCATCCCTTCAAACGGAACTATCTAAAATAGATAAAAAATATGGAGAATTTTTTGGTTTACTTAAAAAATCCAAAGCATCTTCTACTGCTTTTACCCAATTCAGAGACAAATATGGTGACAGTGATATTGATTTAAATGATATATATGATATATACCAATATACAGAATTAAATAATTCGGATGGAGTACCTGATCACATTTTTGAATTATTACAGGATATTGGTGTAGATGTTAATAAGATAGAGACTGTAAGTGATTTTCCGCATGAACAGAGTTTACATTGGGTTACCGATTTGGGAAATTCAGCAGAAGATTTCACCAAACTTATAAAAAAATTAGGTTATGATGGTGTGATATATGGTTCTGAATATGTTGCATTTGAACCAACCCAAATAAAATCTGTTGAAAATGATGGTTCATTTGATTCAAATGATCCAGACATATATTCTTAACGATTAAAAATAACTTAAAGATATGACAACAAAAGAATTAGCAACCATAATCCTTCATTGCAAGAAAGCAATCAGGGAAGAAATGCAAGGAATGAAGCGGGAACTTCTTACTGAAATGAAACGTACCCAAGGGCAACCATCACGTTCGCCAGATAAGTTAACAGAAGTTCAAAAGTCGTTCCGACAGAACTATCAGGTCGAACAACGTCCTAAGAAACGTTTATCTTCGAATCCACTTTTGAACGAAATGCTGAATTCAGTCGAACCTATTCCAAACGAAGGTTCCAGTTATTTGGATGCGTTCGAACATGAAGAAGATATTATCAACGTCCCCACTTCTGAATCTGGACAACCAATTAATGCTCCAAAAGCAGTAGTTGAAGCAATGAACCGTGATTATAGCGCGTTGGTTCAAAGAATGGACAGTGGCAAAGGTTCCAACAACGAAAAATCAAAACAAGATTTTCGAAATCAAATCCTTTCGCGTATGGAAGATGATAATTATAGTTCAGTAGATGACGACGATGAAGATTTGTCATTTCTGGATCAAATCAATTAACTGAGGAAATATTTTTGAAAAACAAACAATTAATAGAAAGGTTCATCCGAAAGTTTCTTAATGAAAATGATGAAGTAGAAACCGTCAAAATATCTAACATGAAGCGTAATATCATGGGAACTTTATCTTTTGACATGAAAGTAGAAGGAATGAAACTTCCCCAAGACTTCATTGTTTACCCGATGAACGCTGGCGATACCAGTATCAGGATTCAATCTGATAAAAGGTTCGGTCGTTTGAACTTATCTACTGGTGAGGGGATAATGAATAAGAAAAACGTAAATAATGCAAGTTCAATTCATTTAAGTATGGGCGAACGTCAATCGTTTAAATTAACTTCTTCCCAATTATCTGCGCTTAAAAATGCTATTAAAGCTACTGGTGGTAAATCAGTAGGTAAAGCAGGTGTT